GCGACGATTATTGATTTAAATTTATGTTATTAACTGTTATTATATTATCGGTGTTGTTGACAATATCAATTTGTTCTCTTATAGCCTGTTATATTATTATTAATATAAACATGGAAAAGATTGAGACTTATGAAAATTGGGTGATTGAATTTAAAAAGGATGTGCAAAAGACTTATCAACAATTAAGAGAGGTTGATAATAAGAATATTTTCCAGAAAGATGATGATGTAGGTTTTGTTTTTGTACAACTTCTAGATATTATAGAAAAATTAAAGGATAAAATCCAATGATGAAAAAAACAAAAATTAAAAAAGTAATTAAAAAGTCAAATATAAAATCTAAAGTAAAATCAATTAGTAAAACAAAAAAGCCAAAAACAGAAATTGTTGAGGTTATTGCGGAACCAGTTGATACATTTAAAAAGCCTAGAAAAAAGCGAGGTAAAAATAAAATGTATTTTACTCAAGATACTGAAAATGCAGTAATTGAGTATAATAATACCACTGATAATTCTATCAGAAATGATATTTATAACGAAAAAATTAAATATTCATTTGAAAAGCTTGTAGAAAATATTTTTAATACTTTTAAATTTACATATTTTGATTGTGGTCCACTGGAAATTCAAAAAGAGGTTCTTACCCATTTAGTTGTAAATATGCATAAATATGAAAAGGAAAAGGGTAAAGCCTTTAGTTATTTTAGTATAGTAGCCAAAAACTATTTAATTTTTCATAATAATAATAATTATAAAAGATTTAATCAACAAGTAAGTATATCAGATACTCCTTCCGAATCTTCAGTTTGTTTACAAACCAATGATACATATCATAAAGATAAAGAACTTGATGAATTTATGAATATGATGATTTCATATTGGGAGAAGAATTTAAACAAAGTATTCACCAAAAAAAAGGATTTAACCATAGCCGAGTCTGTCGTTGAATTATTTAGGAATTATAAACGTATAGATTGTTTCAACAAGAAGGCTTTATACTTTTATATAAGAGAAATGTCCAATTGTAGAACTCAACAAATCACAAAAGTCATTAATAAGTTTAAAAATCATCAAGATAATATAACTAGACTATATAGGGATGACGGTACATTCTCTTTAAAATAACTAAAAACCCAGAAAACTTTCTATTTATTATATATGGAATTTGATTTTGAGATATATAAAAATAAGAAGTTTTCTGGTTTATTAAAGGATGTAGTAATAAATAGTGAACAAAAACGAACCCAAATAGACATTTTGGTGAGTGAACTACGTTCAATGATTAAAACTCCTAATGATGCTATTATCATAGTTCCGATGATAAAAGACTACTTGGACGTGGGTGTCAAAAATGACGAACAATTGATTAAATTAGCAGCAATTGTACAAAGAATACTAAATTCCCAAAATAATCCAGAAAATGGAGGGTCTAATGGAGGATTTGGTCTCAGTGAAGAAGAACGTAAATCTTTAATGGCTGAAGCTGAAATTATAACTAAAGAAATGAATACACCTATTGATATTAACATTACCAAAAAATAATTATGGCGTATTTTAAAAATAAAATTGGCAATGGTAGTAACTCAACATTAAATAATACTGGGTTAGGTGGATTATTCTCTGGAGGCAGTGGAGGTATAACTCCTGAATTTTATGAAATGGAGCCTGCGGTAGTATTAGATATTATATTAGACGAAAATCATCCAGTTTTACAAAAACATAATGTAAATGTAAATAGTTTTCCTGACAATTATAAAGACCATACCCCTAACACTCATGATAAAGATTGTACTTGGATAGGAAGAGCTTTAGTTCGAATGGTTAATAGTCAGCAAGCAATGGCAAAAGATAAATTAAATTGGGCCATACCATTAGATGTAACAGGTATTGTCGAATATCCATTATTAAATGAAACTGTAATTGTTATTAAATACTTTGACAATTTATATTATACTAGACGATTGAATTTTAGAGGATTTATAAATAATAGTGCCAATTTTAAACTTGAAAAAGTTTATGGTATTAATTCAGGTATTCCCATCGCCGGTCCAACATCATTAAGTACAAATAAAAAATGGAAAAATAGTGATTATATAGGTGGTCTAGGTAAATATTTTTTATATAACAATAAAATTCGAAGATTAAAAAAATACGAAGGTGATACATCTATAGAAAGTAGATTCGGTCAATCAATAAGATTTGCAGCTTATGACGATAATAGATTTGGTGATAAAGGAGCTTATGTGGATTATAGTGGGGATAAAGCAATAAATCCCCAAGATTTTGGTGGAGGCAATCCGATGATTTTAATAAGAAATCGTCAAAGAAAATTATCCACAGATGAATCCCAAACAATTCATCCCAAATTACCTTCTATACCAAAAATATCAGAAGTTGAAAAAAATGTAGGCGGAATCATACAAGAAGATATTAATCATGATGGCAGTAGTATTCATTTGACTTCAGGACTTACCACGTCCAAATGGGTTACTACAGTATATAAATCAATGTTTGCTGATGGTAAAGAAGAACAACCTGTATTTTCACCCAAGAATTCCAGTTATTTCGCATATCCAATTTTATCAGGAGATCAAATTGTAATAAATACTGATAGAATCGTATTAAGTTCAAGATTTGGTGAAACCCTCCATCATAGTAAACAAAGATATGGAATTGTAACTGATTCGGAATATACCGTTGATGCACAAGATCAAATTGTTATTACAACAAATAATAAAACTGTAATTAATAGTCCTGCTATATATCTAGGTCAATATGGAGAAACTAATGAACCCGCATTATTAGGTCAAACTTCAGTAGATTGGTTATATGATTTATGTAATTGGTTATTAGAACATGTTCATTGGTATAATCACGTTCATGAAGATAAAGATGGAGGAGGAGGACATGATAAAACTGGAAATGCGGATAAAAACGTTACACAATTTAGTGTTCAACAACAACAACTTAAATTATTGAGAGATAATTTACATAAATTAATGAGTCGTAGAGTATTCATGACTGGTGGTGGATATGCTCCCGGTGTAAATGGACGGTCACCAGTTGGATATGATGGAACAGCAAAAGCAGTAGAAATAAACACTGCAACAGGTGATGGTGTTCCTGGAGATTTTAAGGGAGCTAATAGAAGAGAAGGTCCTGTAACTAAAATTTATAATTAATAAAAATTTATGTCTTACAATGTTAATAAATTTTCATTTGAGTATAATTATGATTGGGACGGAAAAACCTTTGATGTACCTGAATTTAAAAAACAATTTAATAAATTCATAAGTTTAACAAATTTAAAAACTCCAGCAGTTACATATGATTCAGAAACTAGTGGTCCTTTGAATGTTCCGATTACAGTTTTACAAGCAAGAAGTGGAACAGGTAGTAGTCCATATGTATTATTTTATATAGAATCTTTTTATTATACTGATTCTTCAGGTAATTTCGTTAAAGATCCTTTCTTGGGATATTCTACTATTAATGTATCATCTGGTGTATTTGCTAAGTATACAAATCCGAATAATACTAAAATTTTATCTCAAGTTGCAAAAGGCGCATTAACTAATTATGGTTTTGGTCCTGGTGCTGGACCAGTCAATACCACAGTATCCCAAGCATTTGTTGATGTACTAATTGGTGATAGAAATGCATTTGCACAGGCAATTGCGGATCAGCTTGCAGTAAAAGGGATTAAAGTAATTAGAGGAGAAGTATTTACCGATCCTAATCCATCTGTTCCGGGACCGAATACATCAACAGTTTCAGCATTAGCACCAACACCACCAAAAGCTGATGCATTGGTGGCATCTGCAAAAAGTGCTTTACCAACGCCTCCAGCAGTACCAACACCTCCATCAGTTCCTGCTGCACCAGCTTTGCCGTCAGTAGCAAATATTCCATCAACTCCGTCATTACCAAGTGTAAGTGCTCCAAGTATAAGTACGCCGAGTATGGGAGGAATAACAAGTGGTGTAGTTGGTGGTGCAGTTGGAAGTACTGTAGGAACTTTGACTAATAATGTTGACATAGGTTCAGCTGCCGGTGGTGTTACAGGAGGTTTAACTGGTGGATTAACTGGTACTGGTATAATAAGTGGAATATCTAGTGGAGCAGCTAGTAGTGTTGCTGGTTCTGTTATAGGTAAATCACTTGGTGGTGGAATAGGAGGAGGAATAGCAGCTTCAGTGGGAGGAGCAATTGCAGGTGGTATAGTTTCAAAATTAGCTAGTGTAATTTCTAAATGGAAACCTTTTCATTTTTCACCATCATCCGTTGTAAAATCAAAGGTAGATTTAGTTACTGGAGTTACAACAACGTTACCATCTACTATACCTAAAGGGTTACCACCAATTAGTAGTATAACGAGTCAGACACCTAAAGTAAGTATTCCTGCTATTCCCTCATCAAATATAGCAATTCCATCTGTATCTTTATCTTCCGCACCAGCCGTATCAATACCATCTACTGCAATACCAAATGGAATACCTACAATTCCAGCACCTTCTGTATCAATTTCTACACCTTCATTATCTTCTGCAAATGTTAGTTCCGCAGCAAGTAGTGCAATTGGAGGTGCTGCTAGTTCTGCAAAAGGTGCATTGAGTGCAGGTAAAAATGCTGCGGGTAATGCTTTAAATAAAGTGAAAGGTGGGGTTAATAGGGTACAAACTATAAAGATACCAAAACCTACATCTACAACTGATATAAATTTGAAATTTTAAGGATTAATATAATAAATTAAAATAATATCCAGTAACTTAATATTTATATATATAAATTATATGAAACCAGATGATTTAAAGAAAATAATACGAGGTATAATTCAAGAAGAATTAAGAAAACAATTACCTGCATTGATTCCACAGGTATTAACTGAAATTTTAAATGGCAAATCCCCATCAATTGTTAATAAACCAGTTAATAAACCCGTGTCAGCCCCAATTTCGGAAAAACTTGTTAAAAAAGAATTCAAAAAATATACAAATAATCCGATGTTAAATCAAATTTTAAATGAAACAACTAATAAGATTGTTCCCGAAAGTAGTTATACTGGATTTAGTGAAAGACCATCAATGTCATCTACTTCTTTTAATTTAAATGAATCTAGTCAAAATGATGATTCTATTGATTATAGTATGTTAAATGAATCGGCAGCCCCATCGACTCCAGTAGTTGCTAATATTCAACCTGCAAACGAAGATCAAGCTAAAGTATTAGGTAAGTTAAATAGAGATTTCAGAGGTTTAATGAAAGCTATTGATGAGAAGAAGAAAAATGGCACAGGTGGATTTGCTCCTGGAGCTAGTTTTGGATAATAATTTATGACTGATATAACCAATAAAAGGGTCAATTCACTCTATCCTATAGGACTCCAAATTCCTATACAAAGAGGTAATTCTGGTTATTTTGCACAGACATTTGATAGTGTTTCTCAATCAAGAGCCAATATAATTAATTTATTGAATACTCAACGAGGTGAACGAAGATTTCAACCATTATTTGGAAGTAGACTAAAAAATGCGTTATTTGAACAAAATTTAGATAGTTCCCCAGACATATTGAAACAAATTATTATTGATGATATAAAGAATTGGATACCAAATGTATCCGTGGTAAATGTAGATTTATCACTATCAAATCAACAAATTAATGAGTTGAAAGATACTTATACAGTGTACATCAAGGTAAAATTTATGGTAAATAATATCATGGATACTGTTGACCTTGTATTACAACAAAATAAAATTTAAATATGTCAGATATCGTACAAAAGAATTTTAGTAATGCAGCACAGAAAGATGTTCAATATCTCAACAAAGATTTTGGTACATTAAAAAATGCTCTTATTAATTATGCCAAGACTTATTTCCCAAAAACATTCAAAGATTTCAGTGATGCTTCACCGGGGATGATGTTTATTGAACAAGCTGCGTATGTCGGTGATGTATTGTCATATTATACGGATTATCAATTTAAAGAAAGTCTTCTTCCATATGCAGAAGAAAGAACAAATGTGGTAGCTTTGGCTAAATTTTTGGGATATAAACCATATACCACAAAAGCATCAAAAACAACTTTAAATGTATATCAATTGGTGCCAGCAATAAAAAATAATGAAAATTGGGTTCCTGATACCAATTATTGTTTAAATTTGAGAGAATACATGCAAGTTAAAAATTCCAATAACGTAAGTTATATTACGTTGGAATCTTTGGATTTTGCTGTAAATACCGCTCTTTCTCCCAGAATAGATACTGTCTATAGTAGAGATGCATATGGAACTCCTACATTTTTTCTTTTACAAAAATCAATAACGGCTATTTCAGGTCAAATAGTTGTCAAAAATTTTGCTATAAATACATCAACCCCATTTTATAAATTGGCACTTCAAGAAAATAATGTTATACAAATATTGAATGTAGTTGATTCTGACAATAATAAATGGTATGAAGTTGATTA